AAGTGTTCGCCAAAGCCTACGAGTGGTTTACCTTCGGAGCGCGTACTCGTCTCATGCCGGGGGGCAGAGTGGCAATAATTCAAACACGTTGGCATATGGATGACCTGACAGGGCGTGTGACAAACGACATGGCGAAGAACGACCGCTCGGATCAATACGAGGTTGTCGAGTTCCCTGCTATACTAGAAGTACAGAATAAGAAAACGAAACGCTATGTGGAGAAACCACTGTGGCCTGAGTTCTTTGACTTAGAGGCACTGTTACGTACTAAGGCGTCAATGCCTACGTTCCAGTGGAACGCACAGTACCAACAGAATCCTACGTCTGAAGAAGCGTCGATAGTTAAACGAGACTGGTGGAACCTGTGGGAACAGGACAGCCCCCCGTCGTCTGAATATCTTATCATGTCTTTGGACGCAGCGGCAGAAACACACAACCGCGCCGACTATACAGCACTCACTACTTGGGGTGTTTTCTTCAACGAAGACACGAATGCGTACAATATTATATTGTTGAATAGCATAAAAAAGCGTATGGAGTTTCCAGAGCTTAAACAACTTGCTATGGAGGAATACGCTGAGTGGGAGCCTGATGCGTTTATTGTGGAGAAGAAAAGCGCAGGTACCGCGCTGTATCAAGAGATGCGGCGTATGGGATTACCAGTGTCGGAGTACACCCCACATAGAGGATCAGGTGATAAGTTAGCACGACTTAACTCCGTTGCAGATATTGTCGCATCGGGTATTTGCTGGGTACCCCCTACCAGATGGGCAGAAGAAGTGATAGAAGAGATTGCCGGATTCCCTTTTATGAGTCATGATGACTTAGTGGACTCAACGGTGATGGCGCTTATGCGGTTTAGGCAGGGCGGGTTTATTCGACTACCTACTGACGAGCCAGAAGAGCAACAATACTTCCGCCAACGTCGTGGTGGGTTTTACTGAGAGGCTAGATTATGGCGATAGAAAAAGGGTTATATTCAGCCCCAGAGGGTTTGGATAAGGAATTACAAGAAGGTTTGGAAGGTGTCGAAGGTATGGACACTACTGAGCTAGAGATAGAGATCATTGATCCTGAAGCGGTCACTTTGTCTGATGGCAGTATGGAGATCACATTGATCCCCGACTTAAACGAGTCTGACCTCATGGGGTTTGATGGTAACTTGGCAGAGGCGCTGGACGACGGCGACTTGCAAGAACTATCCAGTGAGTTGATTGGACTTGTTGAAGCAGACATCGAGAGCCGAAAAGATTGGGCGGATACGTTTGTTAAGGGACTAGACACCCTAGGGCTGAAGTACGAAGAGCGTACTGACCCGTGGGATGGTGCCTGTGGCGTGTTCTCTACTGTATTAGCAGAAGCTGCAATACGGTTCCAAGCAGAGACAATGAGCGAGACTTTCCCCGCCGCTGGACCTGTCAAGGTTAAAATCCTTGGGGACGAAACGCAAGAAAAAATTGAAGCTGCTGAACGTGTAAAAGCTGACATGAACTATGAGCTTACTGAGCGCATGGTGGAGTACAGACCAGAACACGAGCGGATGCTGTATAGCCTAGGACTCGCAGGATCGGCGTTTAAGAAGGTTTACTTTGATCCTAACCTAGGACGCCAGATGGCGGTCTATATCCCAGCAGAAGACGTTATTGTGCCTTACGGCGCGTCTACGATTGAGCAGGCTGAACGTGTCTCGCATATCATGCGCAAGACCAAGAATGAGCTACGTAAGCTACAGGCCGCTGGGTTCTATCGTGATGTAGAGTTAGGAGACCCCGAGCCGTTCCATACAGACATTGAAGAGAAGAAAGCTGAAGATGGTGGCTTCTCTATTTCTGACGATAGTCGCTTTGCCATTTATGAAATACACGCAGATTTAATTATTGATGGTGTTGACGAAGACGAAGACGAGATAGCAAAACCTTACGTTGTTACTATTGAGCGTGGCACTGGAGAAGTCCTTGCTATACGTCGTAACTGGAACGAAGAAGACGAGCTAATGCTCAAGCGCCAGCACTTCGTACACTATGTATATGTGCCGGGATTTGGGTTTTATGGCCTTGGCCTGATTCATATCATTGGTGGATATGCGAAGGCTGGGACATCCTTGATACGTCAGCTAGTTGATGCTGGTACTCTATCGAATCTCCCCGGTGGGTTAAAGTCTCGCGGGCTACGTATCAAGGGTGATGACACGCCCATCGAACCCGGAGAGTTCAAGGATGTAGATGTACCGTCCGGTAGTATCCGCGACAACATCATGCCGCTACCTTACAAAGAACCTAGCCAGACTCTTCTCGCCCTATTGAATCAAATTACGACTGAGGGACGTAGGCTAGGCGCTATTAGTGACATGAACATTTCAGACATGTCAGCCAATGCTCCTGTGGGTACTACGTTAGCGCTCTTAGAGCGTACGTTGAAGCCGATGGCAGCAGTGCAAGCTCGTGTTCACTACACCATGAAGCAGGAGTTTAAGCTCCTTAAAGCGATCATGTCAGAGCACGCACCCGAGGATTATGACTACGTTCCTATGCGGGGCGAAGTAAGCGCACGGCAGTTAGACTATATGATGGTGGACGTAATCCCCGTCAGTGATCCTAATAGTTCTACAATGGCCCAGCGTGTTGTTCAGTATCAAGCTGTGCTACAGATGGCCCAGCAAGCGCCTCAGATATACGACCTACCACAACTACATCGCCAGATGATTGAGGTGTTAGGTGTGAAGAACGCAGACAAACTTGTTCCCACAAGAGAAGATTCCAAGCCCGCCGATCCAGTCAGCGAGAACATGGATGCTCTGGTTGGCAAGCCGATACGAGCGTTTATCTACCAAGACCATCAGGCTCACATTGCGACTCACACGTCGTTTATGCAGGACCCACAGGTTGCTCAGATGATCGGACAGAACCCACAAGCACAGCAGATTATGGCGTCGTTACAAGCGCACATTGCAGAGCACCTTGGGTTCCAGTATCGCCAGCAGATCGAGGAGAAGTTGGGAGCACCGCTACCACCTCCGGGCGAAGAGTTACCAGAGCAGATCGAAGTGGATTTGTCACGTCTGGTAGCAGAGGCAGGGGCGCAACTTATGCAGGGGCATCAGCAAGAAGCCGCGCAGAAGCAAGCGGAACAGCAACAGCAGGACCCTATCTTCCAGCAGAAACAAGCCGAGCTACAGCTCAAAGGGCAGGAAGTACAGCGCAAGGCCGCAAAGGATCAGCAAGAAGCGCAGATCAAACAGGCAGACTTGCAGCGTAGAGCACAGAAAGACCAAGTTGATGCAATGTTTGATGCAGAGAAGTTGAAGTTGGATAAACAGGAATTAGAACTGGACGCTAAGAAAGAAGGCGTTCGTATAGCGGCGACTCGTCGCCATGAAAACAACAAGCTCGATTTGGAGCTTGCGAGGATGATGGCTGACAAGCCTAAACGAGGTGAATAATGGCTAAAACCGTCTTTGACGTGCTTAAACAAAAACTCGACGAAGATATTTCGTCTGCAACTAGTTTTCTTGCTGGGGGGTCTGCTAAAGACTTCGCAGGATACAAGGAGATTGTTGGCTTAGTTCGGGGTCTCGAAGCCAGCAAGCAATACATTGAGGACCTCTCGCGTAACTATATGGATGATCAAGATGAATAACACTCAGACTATTGAAGTACCTGATGCACTAAAAGCTAAGATGGCGGCAGAAGCAGCAGAAGCTGAACCTATTGCCGAAACTAGTAAACGTGAAGTCAGCGACGAGGAATGGGAAGCACAAATGCCCAAACCTTCTGGCTACCGTTTGTTAATAGCCCTACCCGATGTCGAAGAATATTACCAAGGCAGTACCCTACTTAAAACAACTGACCAGATGCACAAAGAGTACATCATGTCGATTATGGGTATTGTTATAGATATGGGGGCAGATGCCTATTCAGACAAAGACCGTTTCCCTGAAGGCCCTTGGTGTAAAGAAGGGGACTATGTGATGTTTCGTATGAACACAGGCACACGGTTCAAAGTTAACGGGAAAGAATTTAGATTAATGAACGACGATTCTGTGGAAGCTGTAATCCCTGATCCTCGTGGCATTATGGCTGTATAGGAGAAAAATCATGCCTTTTCAAAAAGTAGAATACGAGTTTCCTGATGAGGAGACAAAAGAAAAACAGAACATCGAAGTGGAGGGTTCCAGTGCTATCGAAGTGGACATTGGAGGCAAGAAAGCTAAAGCCGAAGCTGAGAAATCTGAGTCTGTCGTTGAAAGTGAAGTGGATACTGATGACGACGAATATGAAATTGAAGTGGTTGATGATACGCCCAAGGCTGATCGAAACCGTAAGCCGTCTGATCCCCCAGAAGACGTTACTGAAGACGAGTTGGAAGACTATTCGGAGAAAGTCCGTAAGCGTATACAACACTTCAGTAAGGGTTATCACGACGAGCGCCGTGCTAAAGAAGCGGCCTTTCGGGAACGTGAAGAGTTGGAGAAACTATCTCAACAACTTGTGGAAGAGAATAAAAAACTCAAGTCCAACGTAAACAAAAACCAAACAGCTTTGCTTGAACAAGCTAAGCGAAGTGCAGTATCTGAGCTAGAATCTGCTAAAAAGCAGTATAAAGAGGCGTATGAAGCCGGAGACTCAGACGGCGTTCTTTCTGCACAAGAAAACCTAACAAATGCCAAGATTAAGGCCGATAGGTTAAATAATTTCAAGTTACCAGCTTTACAAGAAGATGAAACTAATGTAAAAATGGTACCTGAAACCACCCCACCGCCAGTGGAGGTTGATAAACGAGCACAAGCGTGGCAAGACGCGAACGGCTGGTTCAACCAAGACGTAGAGATGACAAGTTACGCGCTGGGGTTGCATAATAAACTTGTCAACGAGGGCGTTAGCCCTCAGAGTGATGACTACTACGAGAGAATTGATTCTCGTATGCGACAGTTATTCCCCGAGAATTTCGAGGGGGAGGAAGTAGAAAAGCCGAAGAAGCAGTCAAATGTGGTTGCACCCGCTACGCGGAGCACTTCGCCTAAGAAAGTTAGGCTAACGCAAACACAATTAACGCTCTCTAAACGCTTGGGACTGACTCCCGAACAATACGCCAAACAGGTTGCACTAGATATGAGGAAACAATAATGGCTACGAACAGAATTGACCGTGAACTAGAAACACAAGAAAAAACGATCCGCAAAAAGGCTTGGACGCGTCCCGAGGTGTTACCATCTCCAAATCCCGAGCCGGGTTATGAATTTCATTGGGTTCGTGTAAGCACGCAAGGGCAAGTAGACGCCACTAATGTATCCTCGAAAATAAGAGAAGGTTGGGAGCCTGTAAAGGCAGTAGATCATCCAGAAATCACATTGGTTGCCGTTGAAAATGAACGGTTCAAAGACAACGTGGTGATTGGCGGGTTGATGCTTTGTAAAGCTCCAGCGGAATTAATTCAAGAGAGGTCTGCACACTATCAACAGCAGACAGACTCCCAGATGCACTCCGTAGACAACAGTCTCATGAGAGAAAATGATCCTCGTATGCCCCTGTTTAATGACAGGAAGACGAAGGTCACTTTCGGAAACGGAACTTAAATTAGGAGCTTAACATGGCTTACCCAACTGTAAGTGGCCCATCAGGGCTAGTTCCGGTTAAACTTGTAAGCGGCGTACCTTTCGTGGGCGTAACTCGTCAATATAGCATTGCGAGTGGTTATAACACGAACATCTTTAATGGTGACGCTGTACAACTTGTTACCGGAGGCACCGTAGAACGTGATACTGCTGATGCAGCAATGACGCCTATTGGTGTATTTCTTGGTTGTACTTATACTGATCCCTCACTGGGCTATCAGCTATTCAGCCAATATTACCCAGCAAACACCGCTGCATCTGACATCATGGCTTACGTCGCTGATGGCACTGATGTGTTGTTTAAAGTTGCTGTACTTTCATCCGCTGCTGGCGCTACGCCAGTAATTGGCGATCTAGCGATCACTGATTTGGGTGCAAACGTAGCAATGATCAACAACGCTGGCGATACTGCTACTGGAAATTCACGATGTGGTATTTCCGACACGACCGCTACAACGAACACTTTACCTTTGCGTATTGTGGAACTTGTAGAGGAAACCAAAAACTCATCCGGTGGGTTCACTGAAGCACTCGTTAAATGGAACGCAGGGCATCAAATGAACAACCTCACTGGCGTCTAGGAGGGATAACTAATGGCTATTTCACGCGCCCAGCTCCTTAAAGAGCTACTTCCCGGTCTAAACGCACTGTTTGGGTTGGAATATGCAAAATACGGCGAAGAGCACGCCCAAATTTTTGAAACAGAATCTTCAGATCGCTCGTTTGAGGAAGAAACTAAGCTATCCGGTTTCTCAGCAGCACCTGTCAAGGACGAAGGCTCAGCCATCGAATATGACAATGCTCAAGAAGCATGGAGTGCACGTTACGTGCATGAGACGGTTGCGATGGGGTTCAGTATTACTGAAGAAGCCATCGAAGATAACTTGTATGACTCACTGTCTGCTCGTTATACAAAGGCCCTAGCTCGTGCAATGGCGTACACTAAGCAAGTTAAAGCTGCGTCTATTTTGAACAATGGATTTGCTGCTGGCACCACTTACGGTGACGGACAGCCATTGCTCTCAACAGCGCATCCACTTGTTTCTGGTGGCACCAACGCGAACCGCCCAACTGTTGCGGCTGACCTTAACGAGACTTCTCTTGAAGCCGCCGTTATTGGTATTAGCCAGTGGACAGATGAGCGAGGATTGTTGATCGCTGCTCAGCCACGGAAGCTAATCATTCCACCAGCACTGCAATTCGTTGCAACTCGTCTGTTGGACACTGATGGTCGTGTAGGTACTGCGGATAACGATATTAACGCTCTTCGCAACAACGGTTCTATCCCTGAAGGATATGCCGTTAACCACTACCTCACAGACACCAATGCTTGGTTCTTGATGACTGATGTGCCGAACGGCCTGAAGCACTTTGTTCGTACGCCAATGTCTACATCTATGGATGCAGATTTTGACACGGGCAACTCGCGCTACAAGGCTCGTGAGCGTTATTCCTTCGGGGTTTCTGACCCACTAGGAATTTACGGATCACCCGGTGCGTAATTAGTGTGGGGGGCAACTATTGCCCCCCATTACTTTTTGTGCTATAAGATACCAATCCCTGACAGTTACATACTGTAGCTGACTAACCCAAGACAGGAGATTAACATGGGTACTACTACATTTTCTGGTCCTATTCGGGCTGGCAACATTCGTAACACTAACGGCACCACAGTAGGTACTGACGTAGCAAACGTCGGCTACGTTGTGATGTGTCAATCCTATACAGCCGATCTATCTGGCGGTGCACTTGCTGCGGTCGTCACCGATATGGTCATTCCCGCTAACTCTAAAATCGTTAACATTATTGTTGACTTGGCTGTTGCAGCTAACGCTACTACTAACATTAGTGTTGGTGATACTGTTGGTGGCGCTGCTACATACATTAACACTCTCGCTTCAGGAACAACCGTAGGCATCAAGGCTCTTGGTGTTTCTGGTGGTGGAACCCTTGCTTGGGGTAACACAGGAACTTCTGACGAGCGTTTAACTGTTACTTCTTCCGCAGCAACTACTGCGGGTAGTGCAGTAATTACTGTAATGTATGCACAGGCGTTTAATACTGCAATTCAACCGTAAACGAGAGGTGATAACATGGCTGCTAATTTAGTACGCGCATTTAACTTCTCGCAGGGTGACACTGCTGCTCTTGTTGGTCCAAACCGCTCCCGTATATTGGGTGTGTTGGTCAATGCCGCCGCCGCGTGTACGTTCCAGTTACGGAATGGTACTGCTAGTGGGGACATCCTTTTGGACCTTACATTACCTACAGGCTGGAATGACGTGTATATACCCGCAGACGGTATATTAGCGCGTGAAGGCTGTTTTGTTGCCGCACTTACTGGTTCTGGTAACAAAATAACTCTGATA